TTGCTTCAGCCAGATCAAAGTCCTGCTTTTTGTACTTGCCGTCCGTTTCGTAAAACTTCCACCACGATTGCTCGACATGCTCAACGCCGGTGGGATGAGTCTCGTATGACTGCACGCTGTCCTTGTTCCCGCCCTTGTCCTTGCCCTTATCCGATTCGCTGCCGCTGCCGTCTCCCTTTCCGCAGTCGTTGCCGGGCTTGAAACCGCCCGCGCCCGTGCCGCAGTCCCGATTGTCGGTGGAAACGTTTCCACCCCGTCGGGCAAGACGCACCGCTCCGGCCGAGTTGTCTTCGGCTTCGGGAGCCGCATCGGGCTTCGCATCGGCCTCCGTGGCCGGTTTGGTCGCTTCGGGAACAGGCTCGACCTTCTGCGGATTGATCGTCGCCTGCGACGACACCATCGTCTGCGCCTGCGCCGGGGTCATGCCGACGGCAATCAGCAGTGCCTCCGCCGCTGGACCGGCCAGTTGCTTTGCGGTCACCGCAAGAAGGATCTGCTGCGCCGCCTGAATCTGTGCGCCGTTGAGCGGTGTCTGGGCGGCATCTCCCGAATCGGACTTCGGCTGCTGCTGCGCTTCCGGCTTCGGCTCGGCCTTGGGCTGAGGCTTGGCATCGCCGGTGTCGTTGGGCTTGACAATGCTGCCCGGCACATCAGCGTCCGGATCCAAGGTCTGCTGATTCATCGGCACACGGATCTGGTTGCCGCCATCGACCGGCGGCAGACCTTCGCGGGCGCGAACCTCGTTGATGGACAAGAACCCGGCCTGCAACGCCGTGTTGTACGACGAGAAGCGAGCTCCCATGTCGCCGCGGAGCAACTCGTCAAACGAGATGCGAGAGGTGGTGTCGGGCTCGTTGACGATCAACTTGCGGGCGACTTCACGCTCAAGACGGCTTGCCCAAGATCCCAGACAATGCTTGACGTACTCGATGTCCGCCTGCTCGGCGCTGGCGTACGACTGCTTCGAGTTGTCTCCGACCATGTGCGGAGGAACACCAAACGCGGCAGCGATCTGCTCGCGGCAGTACGACCGCAGCTCAAGCAGTTGAGCCTCGTCAGGGTCGATCGCCATCTTCTCAAACTTCATACCCGCCTCGAGGATGGCAACGCGTCCGGCGTTGTCCGCTCCGGCGTGAAGTTGCTGCCACGACTGTCGCAGGCGATCCAATGCCTCAGGCGAAAGAGTTCCGGGCGTGGTCAAGGCGCCCGCAGGTCGACCGCCGTTCATGAAGAACCGGGACACGAAACGGGTCGTGACGATCTCGAGCCCGATGACCTCGCGGGCAAGGTAGATCGGCGGATCGCCGAGCAAGCCGTCGGATCCGGCTCCCGACAGGTGGAAGACATCGAAGCCCTGCAGCACGCGAGCTCCGCCGTTGGTTCCGCTTTGGTAGTGGTAGATCGGCGCGTTGTCGGGACCGCGGCTGACAAACACAAGGTCGGGCCGGAGCTTCTGCAGCGCGACAGGACGGGCCGATGCGTCCCGCTCGATGTACGCGTACGCGTTGCCGAACAACAGGCAGTCGGTCAGCATCGACTCGCGGAAAGTGAAGCCCGACATGTAGGCGTTGGGCTCGTCGTTCAGGATCCGCCACAGCGGATGCTTCGGCATCGGACGGGGCGATCCGTCCTCGTCGTTGACCATCACCCGCCATTCCATCCGGGCGATTGAGTTTGAGATCAGTCGCACGCACGCGAACACCGTCGGCGATTCGCGGGCATTCTGCGGGGTGATCTGGATGCCCGTCTCTGCCCACGGAGACACATAGGACTGAATCAGCCCCTGAATCGGCTGGCCGATCGGGGTGTTGTCCTCGAAGCGCGGCTTCGGTCGCCACGCGGACGGGATGAGACTTCTGAAGGTCAGAGCCATGCAAGCCCTCGGGATTCGTACGGGCTCGCTTCTACCATTGTTGAGTCCAACGCGACCGCGAGGGCGACAATACCTGCGATGACTGGGTCGATCTTCTCGACCGAGCGTCTCTTCGAGGGTCTCGGGTTGGTGCCGGAATCGAGTTCAACCACGGTGTTGCTCATCGCCCAAGTGAGTACCGGGTTGCCGTCGTGGTGCAGTTTGCGGCCTACGACCGCGGCTTCCCACCGTCGCGTCGGCCCGCTCATGACCATGAATGATTGCGGGACTCGCTTCAGGTTCAGTCCGTCGTTGACCAGTTGCTGCGAGATCCCGCCCGCGTTGTGCGGGTCATACCCGATGCACTGCACGCGATGCTCGCCGACGATGCGCTTGACCTCCGCCCTGAGGAACTCGTAGTCCGTGGCGTCGCCGGGAGTCAGAGTCAGATACCCGCGTCGAGCCCAGTCCAAGTACGGCACGCGATCCTGTCTCGCCCGCCGTTGCGCTCCCTCCTCCGGTGCGTACGACCACGAGCGCACCCAGATCTCATCCCCATCCATCCACACGGCGGTGAGGCTGGTCAGGTCGGACACTTCGCCAAGGTCGATGCCGAGCCAGCACGGAAGTCCTCGCAGCCGGTTCCAGTCGATCTCGGACTGGCAGGCATCCCAGTCCGACATGCGAACCCATCGTGTATCCGCAGTCACATGCTGATTGAGGTGAAGGGTGCGGAACGGCGTCTCATAGGACGGCTGCTCCTTCGCTCGCTTGCACTCGGTCTCGAGCCATTGCTCCTGCAGCGTGATCCCGAGGGACGGATTGGCGGCCGCCCACGCCTGCGGCGATGTCCAATCCATGCCTTCGCTCGCCTCGTAGATGACAGGAAGGAAGGACGGGTTGTCGATGATTCGATCGCGGACCTTGCACGCGTAGTCGTACTGGTCGAACTCGAGAGACTCGCGGAGCGTGCCCGCGGTCGTGATCGCGACAGACAGCGGCTGACGCCTAGCGCCCATCGAGGTCTGCACCGCTTCCCACAACTCGCGACGGTTGCCCATCGCGTGGATCTCGTCGGCGATCAGGTACGACACATGCATGCCGTGCGCCGTCGGCGCGTCGCTCGAGAGCGCACCCCACACGCCGCCAAGCGTCGGCGCGACGATTCGGTTCTGGAATATCTCCGTCCGCGCCTCGAGCTCCGATTCAGCCCGGATCATCGTCTTGGCCCGATCGAACACCAACTTCGCCTGCTTGCGATCGGCTGCGATTGAGACGACTTCGGGCGTCGGCTCGTCGTCGGCGAGCAAGTGATACAGACCGAGCGGTGCGGCGAGCTCGGTCTTGCCATTCTTGCGAGGCACCCAGATCCCGCATTCCCGATAGCGACGGGTCCCGTCGGGCCGGATCCACCCGTACAGGTTCGCGACGACCGACCGTTGCCAAGGCAGCAACTTGAACCGCTGCCCGGCCCACACGCCCTTCGCGTGCGTGCAGAGTTGCTCCACGAACTGGATGACATGCAAGGCCGCCGCAGGCTGAAACGTGGCGTCGCCTGCGGTGACGATCGCGTCGTAGCCCGGGATCGTGTTGACCGATTCGGCCGTCAGGTCATCCGATCCGCTTGCCGACGTTCGCTTTCGTGAAGAAGTCCTTCTTGGCATTGGTCGACTCGGGAAGTGAAACGAGCCGGCCGCGAGCGGCGGGCGTAAGACCAAACTCCGCAAGCATGCGGCGAACGACCAGCGCGTGCTCGAGTTGCAGGGACGAATACGGCGAGCGTCGCAGCATCTTGAGCTCGCCGTCGGGACCCTTGACCGGATACACATCGCCGAACCGCTCGAGGCGCTCGCACGCGATGCGATAGCGGCTCCACGCATTGCACAACATCGCAAGCGCGAACCCGTCGGCCTCGGTCAGCACTCGCATGCGCTCGAGGATGGGGACTAGATGTCGCCATGCCTTCTTGCCTTCTTCGTCAAGCCAGTCCGGTCGCTTCGGTGACTTGGCCGTCGGCTTCGGCTCGTGCTTGTCGCGAGCATTCGCGAGCCACGAGCCGGACAGTTTGAGCATGGGCGTCGGTTTGCGGGGAGGTCCGGGCATCTGCGATCACTCAGCCTCTCGGATCGAAGTCAACATGCCCTTCGACCAGTGCGATCATCTCTTGGTAGGACTTCAGGGGCATCGCGTCGATCTCTTGCCACAGCGTCTCGTTGCGCTCGAGGTTCGCTGTCTCGTCACGCAGGTTAGCCCACACATTGCTCTGACGCGAGTGCCTGACGGTCGGACCCCCGAGATTGAAGCACTGGCGATTCGCGTACGCCTTCTTCTGCCACAGGAATCCTTGCCAGATGTCGTCGAAGCGAGGGACGTTCACGAATCGGCACCACGGCCATTCCTCGGCACGAAACGACAGGTTCATGCCGCACAAGGGGAAGTAGCGACCGAACCGCGTGGACGTATCAAAGGTCATCGGCTTCGTAGCACCGTGGACGAGCTGACCGGGCGCGTCGTAGTCTCCGATGTGCGACCAGAAGCCCATCGCCGCGGCGACCGGCATGGTCACATGCCGATTGAAGTACGGCGTACCCCGGCTCGGCGGATCGGTGACCGCATCGAACATCAGCACCGGCTTCGGCAACAGCGCCTGCTGATGGGCGAAGATGAACTGCTGCAGGGTCTGGCCCTCATGCGGAAAGCAGTCGTCGTCGAGCACGATCACGATGTCCGCGCCGTCGTTGATCGCCTGCTTGACGCCCTTGTTCTTGGTGGTCGCGCAACCTTCCTTCGCGTGGTCGTGCTGGAACAAGACTCGCTCGTCGCGCAGCGGGATCTTCCACGCGTCGATGAACGCCTCGAGTTGATTGCGATTGTGCCAGGGGACTACGACTGTGGTCTTCATCGTGCTTTCCTGCATGACTCGTCAAGGATCTTGGGAACGGCCTTGTTCCACAAGATGTCGTGGTGGATGCGCGGCGTCGGGTTGTCGGCACTCCAGTTCTGGAGTGTGCTGATCCTCACGCACGACGGCGCGGCCATGATCGTGTAGAACGACTTGACGTAGGTGCCGCTGCTGAGGTAGAGGTCCGACATGCCGCCCGCCGTGGTCTGGGTCGGCTTCTGGTTCAACTGCGCTTGGAACACATTGAGGAACAGGTGGCCGCGGTGCCCAAGCACCACATACGCCGAGACGTCCTCGTTCATGTGTCCGAAGTACTTGATGGGCTTGCCGATGTCGCAGAACCAACTGTTCATGCACTTGCGGGACAGCCGCCGCTTGTTGCCGTCGCCCGGATCGCCGCCGATGTGATCGGCTCCTTGCGACATCGCGATCGAGGTCGCGTTCGAGGCGATGTAGAAGTCCAGCAGCGCCATCAGGATCTCGTCGATCGTGTGCGTGATCGGGATGCAGCAGTACTGCATCTGCTTGTTGTACCGCAGGCGGAAGTTGACGTAGTCGTCGTCGAACTGCAGGAAGTACTTGCAGCCGACCTTCTCGGCAAGCTCCCAGCACGCATTGCGCGCGTACACGATCGCCTTGCGGTGCTGGAAGTTGTCGCCCTCGTCGGTGATCGCGGCGTACTTGGCCTTATCGAACTGCAGCACCTTGTCGCCG